CCTTGCTCTTGGTCAGTGGCGTAACCCATCCATTGACTAAAATTTGATATTTTAAAAACAACCTTGTCGTTGGTTATTTTAGTGCGAATTAAAGTGCTTACAGCCTGCGGACCAGTGAACGGCCCGGTAGAAAACTTAAGCGGACGAGGCTCACCCCTGCCACCATCTCCTTTAATTTGCTGGCCTTGAGGGCCTGTAATTTGATAGGAATTTGAAAAACGCCCTGTCCAACTAGGGCCTTCTTCCTGCAATTCTTTAACAATACGCTCAGCGCTTTTGACGGCACCTAAAAAGACAAGCGATTCCATATCCCTACGAAATCTGTCAAAGCCACTTGAGCCTTTTGCCATTACTGTGGCCTCGCAATAATTGTGTGAAGCAAGGGATCTTCACCCCTAAAGCTCAACACATTTAGAACCTTGGCTTCCCTTGTGACACCAGCTTGCGAATACTGAATGCGATCAGCTTCTGTTGGATAATAAGAACCTAACTCATCGCCTCCAACAATTACCTTAATATCAGTCGTTTGGTAAAGCCCTTCGCTTTCCCTAGAAGACACATTAGAGATCAACCCTTTTAACGCTACTGACGTGTCCGCACCAGTGACAGCTCCTGTTGACGGGTCGTAAGTACGGGGTGTCACTGTTTTGACAAGCGTTATGTCTTGACCCCAGTCATCCAGCAACGCTTTTGGAATTGACTTGAAAGTGCTGTCTACTAATGACATCTCAACCCCTCACCACACGAACTTGATAAGAGCCAGAACCTCCAAGGCAATAAGCGCCAAGATAAGACTGCAGCCAAGGGTAAACGTCGAATACGTTATTGACAGCTCCAACAGCTTGGCTATCGGTGTTGTACTTGACTTGGAGGTCTCCGAGTTTGACCTCTTCGTATAACCCCTTATCGCCGGTAGTCCCTGTAATCGCGTCCGTGTCATTAGCAAGCTCAAACGCTAGTAAATATGTAGCCTTTTTGATGTCGTTTGGAATCGCGGAACAAGTTAATTCGACGCGATCGACATGATAATTATTACGAGGCCACTTCAACGCTTGATCGGCATCGCAACGATCACCGTAAAAAACCAACGTGTCGATCCAGCCTGTTGCTGAAATCAATGCACGATTTTTGTTGTCGTCTTGCTTGTTGTCCCACTGCGTACTGCTTGGAACGGTTTCAAAATACGCATCAGCTTCTGCCAACGTCACATAGCTGTTGGCTGTCGCGCTTTTGAGTGTGGCGTTGATCGTGGCAGCCATAAGGCAAAAATAAGGTGGCCCCACCTAATGGTAGGGCCTTTGCTCTGATCAAGATCAGATGGTGGTGGTGTCCAGAGGACTGTTAACAGTGAGCTGAACCATAGGGATCAGATCAATGTCATAGGTAGCAGCCCACTTGTTAGCCGTTGCCAAGTTGGCATTGGTGGGGTTGTCACCAGCATCAGACCACTTAGTACCCATCACGTGATAGGTGCTGTGATAATCCACTGAAAGCACGTCTTGCTTGGAGAGGACGTTGCGATCAGCTTCAATGCGAAGCTCTTGCTGCACACCTTCAAGGATGGTGCCGGACTTAACCAGATAGCAGTAGAACTCACGCTGATGGCCAGAAGTACCAGGAGCGACAGTGTTGACTGCAGAGTCAACAACCACACGCATACCAGCAAACTCACCAACTTCACGAGCGCCAATACCGACGCCACCGCCACCCCAAGTCACCGCGCCAGAAGCAGCCAGTGCAGAGGTAGAGAAGGTCAGCATTCCTACCTGGTACAGGTAGTAAGCGACGGAGGGGTGAACAATCAGAGTGTCCAGCTCTTCGCCACGCTCACCCAGTTTGGAACGTGCTTCTGCAACAGTCGCAGCAGTCAGGAAGTTGGCTTCAGCACCACCAGAGGCAGCAGCCTTACCTTTGTCCAAAGCGTTGCCAGACAGAGCAGTGCCAAACAAACCAGCAAGCTGTGAGAACAGACGTGCGCTGTTCAGCTTGTTGATGGCATCAGCCAGTTGGTTGCGGATGTGAAGCATTGGATCTTCACCAGCAGCCAAAACTGCAACGTCATCTACGGCATACGCAAAACCGCGATGGCAGATGGTTGCAATTTGAGTGCCAGTACCGATCTTCTGAGGAGTCAGATAACCGCCAGAACTGGTTCCCCAAGTTGCAGTGCCGTCCATGATCTCCTCAGTTGGAGATACAGGATTGAACTCAGGAACTTGAATGCGAGTACCGCCAGAACGAGAGTCAAGCAGTGAATTGCGAACAACAGCGCCAGACTTGATGAACAGACTGCGCTCTTTAATAGCCTCAGACACATAAGTGCTGAGATTATTCCTTTTTACGATGTCCGCTAGAAGGACACCGCCGGAATAATTCTGAAATGGTGCGGCCATTTCTTATTCAGGGATAACGTTTGCGGGTTTCAAGTCACAGACTCGAAGTGGTGTCCCACAGGGACTATTTACCAGCCTCTCTCTTGAGCACAGCTGCAAGATCAGGGTCAGTAGCTTCCAAAGCCATTTGCTTTGTTAAGTTAATACTACCGTCTAGCCAAGGATTTGCGACACCTGCTGCACCCGCAGTGCCTACCGAAGGCTTAGCTCCCATTCCAGCTTGTGTGCTTGGCTTAAAATGATGCTCAAAACCTGAGCCAGGATTTTTCAACTTGGCCAGATAAACACCAAGATCTTGTTCAACACCACCATCAAGCACCTTGACTGCACCAGTCTCAGATTTTTTTAGGTTGCTTTGAACCAGTTGCAGCATTTGTTCTGCGTTGATTGCTCCAGCCTGGCTAATGGCTGACAATGCAGAGTTTTTCATTGCAGCAGTTTCATTAGAAGTCCGAAGATCTTCTAGCTGACGTTGCAACTCAACAATTTTTTGCTCCTTATCTTGAGCAGTTTTGTTGGCTTCCTCCCAAAGGTCTTTCCATTGACCTTGATCTTCCAACGTCTTTTTACGTTGATCGTCTTGTTTTTTGTAGACCTCGTCTAACTTGCCTTTAATGCCTTGAAACTTTTCTTCAGCTTCAGATGCACGTTGCTGGAGCGCTTGAATTTGCTGTTCGTAAGCAGAAACATCGACAGCAGGAGTTTCAGTCGCAGCCACAGGCTGTTCAGGCGACGCCACAGGCGTTTCCTGGATGACTTGTTCTTCCATTGTAAGAAGTGAATTTACTCGTCTACTTTACTAGACTTTGTTTTTTTAGTTGCAGTCTTTTTGGCAGCTGCAGACTTGTCTTCTTTTTTAGGAGGATTGATCTCCTCAAAACGCAGTCCCATGACGGCAAAAGCTATTACTCGCCTACTGTAACGCTCTCTTGGGACTCTGCCGCTGTAGGCAAAATTTCGCCTTGAACCAGCATCTCGCGGAACTCCTCGCGATCAATAATGTTGCCTTCAAACAGCTGAGCCATTGCTGCAATGTCTTGCCCGATAAGACGTTGAAGGTCGAAGTCACGACTAATTTTGACCTGAGGTGGCTCAATACCTAAGTAATTAGCAGCTAGGTTGTAAGACTTCTGCAAGCCTGACTCCAAATCCATTGAAACCATTGCCAACATTGAATTTGTGTCGATGCGATCTAAACGTCGTGCATCAGCAGATTCCGCTACAAATTTTTGCTGGCTAAGCGTACTAAGGCCCAATGACGCCATTTGCTGCTGTAACTCTTGGATTTCCGCAGATTGCGCTTCAAAAGCGCTAGCGGCAGGTTCCACGTAATAGACCTTGTTTCCCGGCTGTGTCGCCATCGCATAGTTCACACTGATCGCCATATCCTTAGTCTGATCGTCCCAGCCCTCAAGGACCAGCATTGGCTGGCTCGCAATATGCAAGCTATGAATTAAATCAGCCTGACGCTGGAAGTGAGCAAGATTTAAATGAGCAATGTCCAGTAATGGTGGACGACTGGTCATTGTGTCGAGTTTGTTCGCGTAGACCGTGACCAGGGGGATTTGTTCAAGTGAATACGGTCCAGATTCAATAAGTTCAAACTCCGCTGTAGCGTCGGATTGATCGAACGAAGAGGGATATGGAAAATTCCCTTGCATCTCTTTTTTCTGCTGCTCTTGTCGATAGACGCGATAACGACCTGGTTCAATGACACGAATTTGGTCATAAACTTTTTCTCCAAACTCTCCGTCAGGAACAACGGCTTTTTCGCCAATACGAACTTGCGTTAAGTTGCCATAATTAGATTCACGATCTAAACGCCATCCATAAACTTTCGTTGGATCAACTTCAATCCAATATGGACGACGATTTAATGCACGCTCTTCTGCAAGACTTTTGGCGTTTGTTGGTGCGGGAAAATCAACCAAGGTATGGCAATGACCATAGGTCAATGCACACATAACAAGACGACGTGCATATTCGTCTAAATCTGACCCGCAACCATCAACATCTTTGTTGAAAACTTCCGTCCAATATGAATCGCCTTCAATGCTGATCGGCTTACGCAGAATCAATCCGGCGGCACCAGAGATCAATCGCTGCGTATAAGGCGTAAAAACAGCACGGTTGACACGCGCTAAATACGCTGAATAGTCCTCACGAGGCTCTAGCGGCAGGAATGCCTCGCAATTCTCACGCAGATACTCTGTGCCGGAAACCACGGCTTTCATGTTCTCCCAGCCTTTCATTTGATCGATCACCGCACGGGTGCGAACAAATGGACTGTCAACTTTTCCTAAGTAGGAAGAACTGACTAAATGTGTCCTGACTGAGCCCGGAACAGAGTACGTCATGTCACCATTTTACCTTGTTAGCCCAGTACGCGGCACTCATCTTGCCCTTAGCAATGTTTTTGGCGTGTCGCGCCTTAAAACTAGCTCGCTTATCCTTCATTGCTTGGCTTTCACCGGCCTTTGGCTTGCCAGCAGTCTTTGCCCCTTGCTCGCCAAAACGAATCAATTTCACTTGATCGCCTTGCTTAGCCAAGACAACATGACTTTTTTTTGGATGGCCTGGTGTCCTTTTGGGCTTATTAAACCCATCCAACCCATGACGCTCTAATCGTGGATCTTTGGCCATTACTTTTTAGCTTTTGGCTTGCGTTTCTTTGCAGTTTTTGCTGCGTCCTTAAAGTTTTTTGCTGTTGGAGCGCCAGGATCGCCTGCTTTCCTCATCTTTTCGCCAGAACCGGCCTTGATTCGACGCTTTTTCGCCGCAATATTGGCGTATAAACCCTTTTTCTTCTTGGCAGGACGACCTTTCTTGCTGCCATAGGTGCCGGAGCCTTGGGGCATAACAAAAATTAGCGTTGACCTATCTTAATTGATTTTAGACACGTATTCCACCTTCACACGACGCCTCATTC